AAAGGACGAAGCGGAGATAAGCGTTCAGTTTGTGGGGAGCGGTAGACATTACCACGCAAGACGAGGATAAAATGATCTATTTATCTAATTTTTCAAAAATAAATGGATTGGCGGATTTAAGCATTATCAAAGTAAGCATTTTATTCACGCAGATATAGGAACAACAGAAGATGGTAGTAAAAACAAACAGAAAATGGTAGATCCAAAACCAAGTTACAAAGAAAAAAAACGGAACCACAAGAGTAGGCGATAGTCTCAGATGGTTGGTTGAAAAAGGAACTAAAAGTTGCTCCGGAGCTTTTAGAAATTGCAGGTAGCTTAACAGGCGTAAAAGCTTTAAGCGCCTTAGGAGATAAGATAAGCGGTTCAAATCAGCTTTCCGAAACGGATAAAAAAATGCTGTTAGCTCAAATTGAAATGGATAAAGAGGATATGGTTAATATTTCTAACCGATGGAAGTACGACATGGAATCAGATTCATTTTTGTCTAAAAACATACGTCCAATTTGTTTAGGCTTTTTAACTTTAGCAATGACATTATTTATTATTTTTGATAGCTCAAATATAAATTTTAATATAGATCCTGTTTGGGTTGACCTTTTAAAAACATTACTTGTAACTGTTTACCTTGCTTATTTTGGAAGCCGTGGAGTTGAAAAGTTTAAAAAGATTACGAAGGATTAGCAATAAAAAAATAAAACTATCAAAAAAACTTATAATAAAAAAATAATCGTTAATATTGTAATATGAATTTTCAACTAGCTAAAGAAATATATGGATTAACGCCGTTTTGCGTTGATTCTTTTACGTTACCAGCCATGCTTTCCGTTTTAAGCGATGTAAAGAACGGAATCAAATTTGACGCTCTTAAAGATATTAAAAATGATTCTTTTGACATTGTATTTAATAGTGAAGATCGGTTAATTAGGCGGACTTATGAATTAGAAAATCAAGACGAATTTAACGGCGTTGGAATTGTAAAAATTAATGGACCTATTTTAATGGGCGGAGGTGCTTCGACTTTAGGAATGTTAGACGTTTCAAAAAACGTTTTATCTATGGCAAAAGATAAGCGTGTTAAGGGATTTATTTTGACATGGATTCTGGTGGAGGCTCAACCGCAGCCGTTGAAATAATGGTTGATACCATTAACGAGGTTAAGGCGATGGGAAAACCCGTTTATGTTTTAATCTCTAAAGGAGGAACACTAGCCAGTGCCGCTTATGGCATAGCCAGCGCCGCTGATGGTATATACTATCAAAGTGATATGTCAATGGTTGGAAGCCTCGGGACAATGCTACAAACCGAAGGAAGAGCCGCAAATAGCGAAAAGGATGGAGTTAAATATATTAGATTGTATGCAACCAAATCAGTGTTTAAAAACAAGCCAATTGAGGAAGCTTTAAATAATGATAATTACACTCTTTTAGTTAATGAGCTTTTGGACCCAGTTAATGAAAGGTTTATTTCTACATTACAGGCAAACAGACCAAAGTTAACAAACGAGCAACTTAACGGAAACGCAATTTTCGCAAAAGATGATTCTCGAATTTACCTAGATGGTAAATCAACAATGGAAGATTTATTTCAAAAATAATAACAAATAATAATATTACAAATACCAATACTAATTTTAATTCAAAAACAATGACAAAACAGGAACTTAAACAAACGCATCCAGAGCTTTTTAGCGAGGTTCTTGGTATGGGTGTAACTGCTGAATCCGAAAGAGTCCAAAGCTGGTTGGCTCATTCAGAAACCGATTCTAAAAGCCGTAATGGAAGGAATCGAAAGCGGTTTGGAAATTACAAATTCTCAAAGGGAGAAATTGCTAGTTAAATCTAGCAAAATTAAAACAGTTGAGCAAATGCAAGCTGAATCCGCAAAGGATTTTCAAACAGGAGAATCAACTCTTGATGCTGGACTTTCTGCCGAGCAAAAGGAACTAAACGAAGCTTTTAATTTTAAACTCAAATAAATCATGAGCATTACAGCAACACAAAGAAACGCCACGAACAACCAATCAACGGTTGATTTCGTAAGGAAAAACTTATTCCTATATGGCGCTAGATTTGCCAAGGGGAGTTTTTAGCTAACAACTTAGATCCAGTGGCGTCACAAAACGCTACAATAGGTCAGCTGGTTGTTAGAGACACCGGTACGGCTGGTCAAGTTGAATTAGCGACCGCAAGTAATTTAGCCGACGTGATAGGTATTACTTTCATGAATGACGAAACTTTAGCCTCAGGGGCGACCGTGGCAATTGATTACGCAATCCGCGGAGATATTGATGGAGCTTTATTACAACTACCAACAAGTGTAACGCTTGATACCGTTGTAGGAAACAAGGCTTTAAGAGACGTATTAACCGATTTAGGATTTGTGATATTCGCAGTCCAAGAACAAACTAAAATAGAAAACTAATGGCGATCACAATTCAGAATCACACAAAAACGATTGCCAGTAAGGTAGTCGGAACTTTTGTTGAAGATAAACCAGTTTTAGCAGGATTTTCAGGATTCTTTCCTAGAGAAACAGCAATGACTTTGCAAGTAGATTTAGAGGTTCAACGGGATAACGATAGCATAGCCGTTGACGTTCGAAGATTTACGGAAGGAAATAAAATAAATTCAGCATTGTTACTGAAAAGAAATTTCAACCTCCATATTTTCGTGAGGAATACGACTTTCAAAACGACGAAGTGTATATGTCAACTATTGCTTTAGGGGTTGGATTGGAAAATTCAAATGTTAACGCAATTATCGCTCAAAATGCGCTTAAAAATATTCGTAAAATGCGATCTAAAATTGAAAGATCAATTAGAAAGCAGCAAGCGGATGTAATGCAAACAGGAATCGTTGAGCTGATCAATGGAGATTCTATTGATTACAAAAGAAAGGCAGCTTCAATGGTTGACCTAGGATCTAGTCAATACTTCACCAATCCTACTGCTGACCCTTTAGCTAGTTTAAAAAATGCTGGAACATTTTTAAGAGACGTTGGAGCAAGCTCTTCAATGACGCTTAACATGGTAATGCGTGGAGAAGGACTAGCCGCTTTATTAACTAATCCAGTTTTTAAAGCCGAAGCTGATAACAGACGTATTAACCGTGCTGATGTACAATCTCCAGAATTTAACAACGTTACTGGTTTTGCTTTTCATGGTCAAGTAGCTGCCGGTGATTTTAATATCAATCTTTGGACTTATAACCAGAAGTACACAAAGGCAGATGACACCACAGCGTATTACCTAGATGCTAACAAAGCGGTATTTATACCAGATGATTTTATGGCAAAAACTGTTTTTGGAGGACTACCAAATATGGTAGATCGCCAAATAGGTGGCGAGAACGCATCAATGCCTTCTATCACGGAAGCTGAGTTTCTTTTGCGAGCTTATTCAGATTCTAAAACGATGAGTTCAACTCTTGAAATCACATCTGCTCCATTGGCAATGCCAATAACAATAGATAGAATCTATACAGCTCAGGTACTCGCTTAGTAAAAGCGAAGTTATAATTTAACGGCGGCGTAAAAACCGCCTTAATAAAAAGAAAAATGAAACAGTACAAAATTAAAACTTTTAAGCATCTTTTTGGCAAATAACAAAATTGCCGTAAAGGGCGAAATTGTAAATGAATCAAAATTTGTAAACGTCACAGAAAGCCTTAAAGGAGGTTTTGTTGAAGAGGTAAAAAAAGAGCCAAAGGATCAGAAAAACCTAAACCAGATAAGAAATAAACAATGAGCGGAAATCTATTAACAAAAGCCAGAAGGGACGCCAAAAAATTATGAAGGCGGATTTAGTGAGCCAATTACTTTAATCAATCCTACTAGCGGCTTAACTATCGAAACTGATGGTTTAGCTTCAAAGCACCATATAAAATTTTGATTCCGATGGTTTGCCAATTAATAGTAAAAACGCTCACGTCTGTTTAGATGAAGCCGATTTGTTAAGTAAAAATTATAACCCTAGGGATAATAATAATGAAGTTAATTTACTGAATCACTTAGTAAATGTAAAAGATTCAACTGGTAATTTAAGGAATTACGTTATTACTGAAAACTTTCCAGACGAAACTATTGGAATGATAACTTGTATATTAGGCGATTATGGCACTGATTAACACTATTATTGAACCTTCGGGAACTGAATTAATAAAGCATCAAATTGCTGCTATTTTAAAGACCGAACTAGAAAATCAAAAAGTATTACAAGAAGATACTTTTCCGATTAATGTTTTCGTTGATCGAATGGTTCCAATTGATAAGAGCGAAATTTTAGTCATAAACGTAAGATTTGAAAGCTTAAATCCAGAATCAATAAATCAACACGGATCACAAGAAAACGCCACATTTACAATAGATACATGGGCGGTTTCTAAGCAAACCTCAACAAAAAGAGGAGACTTGTTAAGCACAAATTTTCGGGGATAAAATTACTTTTCAAATTAAAGCTATTTTACAAAGTAATTTTTATGTCACTTTAGGGTTTGTCCCTGGATTAATTATGTCCTCAAATGTTCAAAATATCGAACCTTATGAACCAAATAATAATCAGGATGCCAGTTTTGTCAGCATGGCTAGGCTTAATCATAATGTTAGATTTTACCAAGATTACAAAGTTTGGGAAGGTGTAGAGATAACAAATAATCTTACAAACGTCAAATTATCCAATACAGAATTAGGTTACAAATATGAATTAATCAATTAATTAAAATAAAAAAAACTATGGCAGCAATTTCAACGGCAGTAGGTTTAGAGCGTAGAGCCAGAGTGGCTGGTTACAGAATTACTAAAGGATTCTTTAACGATACCAGCGCAAATCTAAATCAGATTATTGCAATATTTGGAGAAGCGAATACAGCGAATCAGGGAACTTTAGACACCACAAAAAAGGAAGTTACATCAGCTCAAGAGGCTGGAGAGCTTTACGGTTTTGGAAGTCCAATTCATCAAATTTTAAGAATTTTACGCCCTGTAAATTCACCAGGAGTTGCGGGTATTCCTACAGTAGTATTTCCGCAAGAAACAGCAAACGATGCAACCGCTACATCTATAGAATGGACAGTTACAGGTAACGCTACAAAAAACGCAACTCATACATTAGTAGTGAACGGAAGGGACAATTTAGATTTTCAAACTTATGATTATTCAGTTGTAAAGGACGACACGCCAACTGCAACAGCTGCAAAGATTGTTTTAGCTGTTAACTCGGTTTTAGGTTCGCCATTTACGGCTACTTCATCCGCTGGGGTTGTTACTTTTGTTACAAAATGGAAAGGGGCAACAAGCGACACGGCAGCCGTAATTATAAGCAATCAAGGCGACGCCGCTGGAGTTACTTATTCGCAAACGGATAAAACGTCGGGAGCTGGAGCGGTTGATTTAGCTCCTAGTTTTGCTCAATTTGGATCTACTTGGTACAACTCAATAATTAATCCTTATGCGGATAAATTAGGAGAGTTTGAGCAGTTTAACGGTATACCCTACGGAACAACACCAACTGGAAGGTATAATGCAATTGACTTTAAACCTTCTTTTGCTTTTTCGGAAGCACTTTAGATGATAAGGACGATTTGGTAGCAATAACAGGAGCCACGGACAGAATCAGCCAAGTTACAAATGTACTTTGTCCCGCTCCAAATTCCGCAGGATTTGCTTGGGAAGCTGCTGCAAACATGGTAACGTTATCGGCTAGAATTATGCAAGATACGCCACAATTAACGGTAAATAATCAAAGTTATCCAGATATGCCAACTCCTAATTCGGGAGATATTGGAGATATGGCGGATTATAATAATAGAGATCTATTGGTCAAAAATGGATGCTCAACTGTTATTTTTAGAAAAACGGAGCGTATAAAAATTTGAGGATTTAGTTACGACTTATCATCCAGAAGGTGAAATTCCGCTTCAATACGCATATCCAAGAAATTTAAATATAGATTTCAATATTCGCGAAGGTTATGGAATTTTAGAAACGCTTAATGTGAAAGATCATGTTATTATAGCTGATAATCAAGTAAGCGACGCTCAAAAAACTATTAAGCCGAGACAATGGCAAAGTGTTTTATCTGATTATTTTGAAGATTTAGCAAATAGAGCGTTAATTACTGAACCAGAATTTTCAAAAGAAAGCTGTTCAGTTCAAAGAGGGGAAACAAATCCAGATCGTTTTGAAACTTTTTTCAGATATAAAAGAACTGGAATTGCTAGAATAGAATCGACAACGGTTGAATCCGGTTATTAATTAATTAATATAAATACATAAAAAACAATGGCAAAATACTCAGGAGGTGACATCATAGAGGTTACCTGTAATCATCCAACTTTAGGAAGCTTTAAATTTGCTACTAAATCAAATGAATCTTATACTTTAGATCCTGGCGGTTTTCGTTCAAACGATGACGCCAATATGGTAACTGGTGGAGGTGAATATATTGATCAAGTGAATCGAGTTAGATGGTCTTTTGAAGGGCCTTTGCAAGCTGATTTTATTAGCAATAACGAGCTTTTAAATTTACCAAAATTGGCTGAAAATACAGATTTAGCCACGTGGACTTTTACGCATATTTCTGGAATCACATGGAGAGGTAGAGGAAAGTTTGTTGGAGACATACAAATCGATACTAACACAGCTCAGTTAACTGCTAAGATTGCTGGAGGTGGTAAGTTAGAGCAGCTTTAAGAATAACGCCTTAGGCTTATTCCAGAGCAGCATAAAGAGTAAATTAATCAACGGCGGTATAAAACCGTGTAACAACGGCGGTGTAATAACCGCCATAATATAAAACCAATGAGCAAAGTAAACAAAGAAGTCGCCTTTAAAGATGTAAAAAGTTATTTAGAGAAACATCTAAAAAAAGAATTTAGGCGAAAATCAAAATGCCAGATTCTAAAATTTATGATGAATACGAGGACATGATTGAAGCCGTTGAAGATGGCTTGTTAATTATCGATTCAAAAGGAAAAGTTGAATACACATTAAGATACCCTTTATTTACGGATAAAGAAGATTCTTCTTTGGCCGTTAAAAAAAGTTGAAATTAGAAGCAGGATAAAAGCTGCGGATAAGCACGTTTTAATGGACGGATTGGAAGTGCAAAAAAAGTTAGGAACCTACACTTTGAGAATAATTGCCTATATAACCATGCTTCAAGAGGTGGATATTAAGGAATTAGAAAAGGATGATTTCGATACTTTAAATCAACTTTGCTCGGTTTTTTAGATGGGTGGCTAGCGGCTGCAAACATTGACGACATGATAAAATCGGTAGTTAATGAGCATCACTGGTCGCCTTCTATTATCGATCAAATGTACCTAGATCACCTAGATTATCATGGAATAGGTTATTGGTATGATAATGCAAAAGAAATGCACGATAAAATGAAAAACCCGGTAAGTAATTACTGGGTTTTTTTGTGGTTAATATTACTACTCCTTTTCAAAGAAATCAATCTTTTATCACCTCCAGAAAGTCTTTTGTATTCTAGCTGGTTTAAATTGTTTTTATTGATTTTGTCAGCTACTAAATTAATACTGTTTGCTGAATAGTGAGTAACACTTCCACGTCTTACATCCATCAAAAAGCCTGAAAGCATTTTGTTTTAAATCATCTGAATTTTTGACCTCAAAGTTTAGGTCTCTCTTGTTGTCGTTCTCTTTTAAATTGTTTTCCATTTGTGAATTGTTTTTGTTTGTTGAATCTTCTTGCATTGTTTCTAGGGTTTTAAAGTTATTTTTCTAAGTTCTCTTTTAATTAAAATTATTAGCCTTCTTGTTTCTATTATTTGAGGGTTTAAGTGTTTAACGAGTGTTTTCATAGATCTAGCTATATAATAATCTGTTAGATTTTCTATACTTTTTGCATCTCTTTCTTTAACTTTTTCAGGATTATTTTTCTCCATTTTGCAGCTAGTTCTTTACATTTTTCAGTATTATTTTTATAGTATTTACTGCCATATTCTTTACATTTTTCAGTATTATTTTATAGTATTTTTTCTCCTTTCTTTTTCTTTTTTAGTATTATTCTTATAGTATTTTTTTCCAACAGCGTTTGAACATTTTTTACATTTTGAACCTAATCCCTGTTTACCTGATTTCATAACTCGAAAAAACTCCTTAGTCGCTAACATTTCTATTTTACAACCAGTACAAATTTTAGTATTCTCAACATTTGCCGCTTCCATAAGTTTATATTTTTGACAAACATAATAAACAAATAAACCTTAATAACAATAATTAACAAAGTTTTAGTAAAATAAATAAAGCATAGAATAAACGTAGGCAATAATATAGAATAAACGTAGGCAATAATATAGAATAAACGTAGGCAATAATATAGAATAAACGTATGTAATAATATAAACCAACAAAAACGATTTAATATAAATTTTTTCTTAAATTTGTAGCTATGGCCGCAACGATTAAAGCTCCCGTTATATTTACAGCAAATGATAAGCTGAGTCCTACATTAAGACGAATGAGCGCCAACGTGCATGGCTTCGCTTCTAAAGCGTCCGTTGGTATTGCTAGGGTAGAGCATAGATTCAACAGGCTGTTAAGTCCTATACGAAGGGCGCAAGCTCAGCTAGGACAATTCGGCTTGGTTGCTGGTGGATTTTTAGCGTTTGCAGTTTTTAAAGGGATAACAAACTTCGAGGAAGGACTGGTTGGAGTTGGTAAAACCACGGGATTAACAGGCATAGAATTAAAGTCCTTAGGTTCTGATTTTATAGATCTCTCCGATAATATGCGAGGTGTCTCAACTCAATCACTTATAGAAGTTGGAAAAACTGCTGGACAGTTAGGCGTTAAAGGATCGGAAAATATTTTAAAATTTTCTGGCACAATGGCCAAACTAGAAAGTGCAACTGATGTAGCGGGAGAACAAGGTGCTTCCAGTATTGCTAGGCTATTAACAGTAACAGGAGAAGGTGTTGGAATAATAGATCAATTCGGTGCTGCTTTAGTAGGACTTGGTAACAACTCAGCGGCTACAGAGTCAGAAATTTTAAGCGTAGCCAGTGAAGTAGCAAGAGGGACCGCCGCTTATGGTTTGCAGGCTCAGGAAATATTAGGATTAGCAACTTCTTTAAAGTCTCTAGGTGTTAGACCAGAAGCAGCTGGAACCGCAGTTTCTAAGGTTTTTAAAGGTATTGAAAAAGGCTACTTTTAGAAGGTGGCGATAGCTTAGAAGCTTATGCAAAAATAATAGGAAAAACATCTAAGCAAGTAACCGAAGATTTTGGCAAAAGTCCTCAGAAATCATTTAACAGTTTTATAGGTGGTTTAAATAGAATATCAAACGAAGGAGGATCGGTCGCTCAGGCTTTTAAGAAATGCGGGTTTAAGTGGGGAAACAGTATCTAAAGGAATAGTTCCATTGGCTACAAATTTTGAAATGCTTAATGAAAAAATGGCTTTATCATCTAATGAGTTCAATAAAAACACAGCATTAAATGATGAGTTTGAAACTTCGACAAAACAATTAATACAGCTCTAGCTGATGTGGCTAAATCATTTACTAATTTAACATTAAAACAGCTACAGCGGGGAGTGGTTTGGAAACCTTGCAGACTGTTTTGTTCTTTGTTTCTGATAACATGGAGACATTAGTTGTCGTTGCTGCTAGTTTGGCTGGCATAATGTTAACGGTTAAAGCTGCAATAATTGCTTCAAAAATAGCTCTATTTGCTTATAATGTAGTTATGGGTGTTAATAGCGCAATTACCCAAACAAACAAAAGAGCATTAATACAAAACGCTGTGGCTCAAGGAGCTTACAGAACCGCTATGTTGATAGGAACTGCGGTTACTTGGTTGGCAAATTCTGCGTTTGTAGCAATGGCAATTTCTGTTATCGCAGCCACATGGCCGATATTAGCTATCATCGCCGCTGTTTTAGCAGTCGTTTATATATTTCTTTATTGGGATGAAATTGTGGCTTTTTTCGGGAAGCAATTTACTAAATTTACAGAAATGCTAGGAACGGCCTGGGCTACAATTACTAAATTTTTTCAAGAGTTTGATTTTTTAGACTTTTTCAAAGGAATTGGAAACGCATTGATTACTTTCTTGCTGCTTCCTTTAAAATCCATGTTGTTTATTTTATCTCAATTGCCTGGCAAGCTTGGATCTTTAGCAAGCGTTGGATTGGACAAGCTCAATGAAATGGAAGCGAATTTTAATTTTGATAGGAATGGAGACGAAAGCGGTGTTTTGCCAAATAGTTCGCAAGCAGCAAGTCAACAAACTACAGAAACAATAAGAGATAGTAATGTTAGAATTGACGTTAGAGACAAGGGTGGTAATGTGGAGAAAGTCTTTCAAGACGGAACAGCGATTCCTATAAGTATGCAAAATACTGTAGGAGTTTTAAACTATGGTAATTAGGTAATTAGTTAATTAAAAAATAAGCCATGTCAACAAGCAAAAAAAATAAGCCATGTCAACAAAAGATATAAATTTATTTGAAGGAGGATCTGGAGGTGAAATGAGGATTTTAAACTCTGATCTTTTGATGGCAGAAACTATTTATCAAACTATTTATTTAGCTTTATATGGTGGTAATGTTGAGCAAAGCACAACAAGCGAGGAAACGGATTTAGAGGAAAATTTTGATTACTGGGGCAACCAATTATTTTATTCTAACAATCCAGATAAATGGTTTAATTCACAAACGGAAAGAGTTTTTGTCAACAGTTGCATTAAATGGCGAGGGTAGGAGGTTAATTGAGGATGCAGTTAATGCGGATTTACAATTCCTTAATAATGTAGTTAATTTTGAGGTTGAGGTCAGTATCTCCTCTAATAATAGAGCGGAAATAGCTATATTTATTTCTGAATTTCA